TCTTGTTAAGTTTAAAGATATGATATTAAAACAACTAAGAAAAGCAGAAACATTATATATATTCCAAAATATACTAATATCAGAAATAAGTCAAGAAATGGAAATTCCTGAAGAAGAATTCATAGAATTCCAAGATGGGTGGGAACACCGCAGGCAAGCATATAGAACAGCAGAATACTTTTTTTGCCGTAAAGGAAAAACTATAGAAGAAATCACAGCACTTACTCCACTTATAGAAGAAGAATTAATAAAATATCTTCCTGTCTTAGAACAAAAACGAAACGCGTATTTACAATCTGTTCCTTCAACATTTTTACAAGTGCATGATCTCTTAGAAGAGCGTATCAATGATCTCACTCTCTTAGTTTCTCTTGAACGTGTTCAAAAATTACATGACTCTCTGAAACCGACCGCGAGTGTTTTTGACCACTACGAACTTATTCTGAATATCATTACACAACATTTTATCCCAACAAAACATCTAGAGCAGAGCGTTGAAAATCAATTTATTACTTTACTGGAAGAATTTAGGGGATTTTTAAAGATGCAAATACTGTCAGGGAATAGATAGATTGAAAGCAGAGTGTAAACTTTCTCCTTGATGGAATATAACAATCAACATGGAGGGCGATATGGCACACGAAAGGATTTTTAAAAAAAGTACCACAGCACTCATAATACTACTACTTCTTGGGTGTCCGTTACAACTTCCTGATTCCGATATACCGCCATCGCTACCGGATTTGATACCCACCCCGATACCTACAGTAATACCTACAGTAATACCTACAGAATCACCCACCCCCATACCCACATCTACACCGACACCCATACCAATTCAGGAACAGATCACTGGAACCTGCCAGCCCCAGTCTATACTACAGGCTTTACGCGAGTGGCTATTCAGCCTGGGCTATGAAAATGATACCGATTATGGTCTGTGTGTTGCAACCTACACCGGTGAATTATACGAAGCGGATGTACTATTTGTGCATGTGCCAGTCACAATACTCATAAAACCATCACGCGAGAAATACCTATTCTTTCGAGGAGTCGGGGATCGGATACTGATAGTATATGACATTGAGAATTTAACGCAATACACTGATAAACTTCAGGAGATGATCGCAGAAGCTCATGCCGATTTATGAATATAAATGCGAATCTTGTGGGACAATCTTTGAACTATTACAACGATTCTACGATGATCCGTTGACCGTATGCATCTTGTGTCAGGGGCCTACGAAGAAGATCATATCCCTCAGCTCATTTGTGTTAAAGGGACCGGGATTTTATGTGAACGACTCTAAGAAGAAAGAAGCCAAATTATGACGTCGAGGATCGTTTCTAAGTGACTTTTCTAAAATCATATAGGTAGTTACTTAATTTTGGAAAACATTACTTAGAAGTAATGTGAGGCACCCAAAAAGGATAAAATATGGACATTGATGAAAAAATTATCATTGTGGATAATCCAACCGATCTGCCATTGGCCAAATTAGATGATTTTATCTTATTTCAAGGTGATTTAAAGAAGCCAATAGCAGGAGATGCTTTAGATGCTCTTAAAGCATCTATCGTGAGTCATCATATTTTTATTGGAAAAGCTATCGCATGGTTTAATGGAGAGATGCTCACTGAGGATGGTCATCAAACACTACGTGCCCTAAAATCGCTTCGTAATGACGGTTTTTCTTACTGCCGGGTTATCAGCTACACAAAGAAGGACGGGAATATGATTGAATCGGCCTCAGAGGATTTCGATGACATTATGCTTCCGTATCAAATTATTGTCCCTCAGGGTAGGGATTATTATGAGAAAAAGAAGGACGCGGCTGCAAAAATAGCGATTATCAATTCTCGGTATGCAGAATTAAATCCTGACACAACATTTTTTGCGAATTTAGATTTTAATGCAGAGAATATTCAGACGTTATCAGGGCAAATACATTTTCCTGAAGTTACATTCGCAGGATTTGATTTCTTTACGAATATTATAAATCCACAATCAGATATTAAATTTAAAGAATATGATGAATCTATCGCAGAGGGAGTCGAAGTCTGTACGTGTCCGACGTGTGGAAATGAGCATACAAAAAAATGATATTTGATAATTTATGCCCAAAAGTCCTTTCTCCTGAATCATTCTTTGTAAAAGATGCTTTGCATGATGTAGCTGATGAACTTACTCAAGATATACGTCAATTCCCTGATTGGTTGAAAGAAGCAGCTAAATATATAGAGGCGGGAAATTATAATAGTAAATCTGTTGAGAGAGCTTTCAAAAAAGTTCGTAATAATATAGCAGGTTCAATCAATACGAAATTATTATCATGGAATCGAGAAAGTTGTACTCTTGTTAAACAAGAAATTGATATTACTGGAATAATCCATCCATCAAGAGAAAGATATATTTCAATTCCTGAATTTAAACGTTTAACTTTTTTTCCTGATGAGTATAATTTTATTGGAAAAAGGAAAGAGAAAGTCGCAAGAATTGGTAATTCTATTCCTCCCGGTTTTATGCGATCAATTGCAATGAATATCAATAATCATCTTTTCTCAGGACAAACACAATCCTCTTTTCCCAAATACATGTCATATCTTGAGATTTTAGAAGCAACATGGCAAGAGCACTTAGTGCCAAAGGAAGAGAACGCCCCAACCGTAATTAGTACCTTTGCCGGATGTGGAGGATCATCACTTGGCTATTCAATGGCAGGATTCAAAGAACTCTTAGCTATCGAATGGAATGATAATGCCGTTGAAACATTTAAGCTTAACTTTCCTGACATTCCGGTCTATCATGGCGATATTGCCGAGTTATCCGTTGAGAAGTGTATGGAATTAGCAGGATTGATGAAATCAGGAGAGCTTGACGTATTAGATGGCAGTCCGCCATGTCAAGGATTCTCAACTGCTGGAAAACGTCAGATGAAAGACACTAGAAATACACTCTTTCATGAATTCACTCGACTTTTGCAAGGATTGCAACCTAAAGCTTTTATTATGGAGAATGTCTCTGGTATGGTCAAGGGCAAGATGAAATTAATATTTGCTGACATCTTAAGAGAATTAAAAGCATCAGGATATATCGTTAAATGTTGGCTTTTAAATGCCAAATATTTCTATGTGCCGCAAAGTCGAGAACGCTTATTTTTTATAGGTGTTCAAGAAGATTACTGGCAAGAATGCTTAAAAAAGGATTCTCTTACATCTTTATGATACTCCTCACCAAACTCAAAACACAAATCCGCCAAGAAAACGACCAATTTTTTAGTCTACGCCAGGCTCGTCTCTTAGTCCCTGATGCAGACATATTTCCCCCTGCCGAACGCATTGACCGTATTCGGTATTACGCCGATAAACCGCTTGAATGGATGGCGGCATACATGCCTGACGACTTCACCTCAGACTTTGCCGACTTACATCCTGATATGATAACGTATCTTACTATCCGGGGACGTTTAGTTCTTATTGTGACCTTTCGTAATTCTGGAAAGGGGTCAATTTTAAAGGGTTTCACTGCGCATTGTACCTGTTATGGGCTTGAATGGTACATTACGAGAATGGAGCATGACCGGGACACGGCAGTCAATGAACTCTTGGATTTATGCAGAGAATTTCGCACGAATGTAAATATCATTGGAGACTATGGGATGCTCTGCGGAGACGCCTATGGAATGCCGTGGCGTCCCGGTCAAGGAGAAGTCTTCTTTTCTGTTCCGAAACTTCCAGGGATTGAACGAACGCATGAATTTACCTATATTCGGTATGTTGGACTAAAAAGCCTTATACGCGGGACAGTCACACTTAACCGCAAGCGTATAGGCAGGCTGATTGTCAATGATCCGGTCAAAGGCTATGAAGAAGCCCACTCAGCCCCGCACACGGTCAAAACCGTCCATACGATCAAGTCCGATGCTGGATTTGCCGGTGGCGCCTACACAGAGACGCCGATTTCAGTGACAATTGTCGGTACATGCCAGGCGCGAGGTGATGTGATTGATGTCTTACAAGCAGAGCCGATGGCAAAGGTATTGACTATACCGGCGATACAAGGGGAAAAAGAGATTATCAAGGACTTCATGGGAACCATCTCAGAAGACATCCCTCATATCCGTGATTTTATTGACCGCATAGAAAATGAAGATCATCGCAATGACACCCAGCAAGACCATGAAGAGTATATTCATCAACATTGGGACACATACAAACAATTCGTTCAGCAACTTCATCCAACCTGGAAGGCTCGATTCACGTTAGCTGATTATGTCTTTATTGCAGCAAATTGGGGAACAGACATTTTTATGCAAGAAGAGCAGCACGAAACGATAGATGTTGCCCTTCAGAAATTTTATGACGAATGGTTCGTGAATTATGACGGCAGTGTGCCAAATGACACGCCGATTACTGACCGATTGAGCGCAAAAAACCATCCACTTATTCATCTAATGACCGTAGATGTTGCCGGAACTCCACAGGAAGGCTCAGACCCCTTCGCTATTTATGCCGGGTCTTTTCACAAATCTACTAAAAATTTATACACCCGGCATTTCTGGTGTGACCAATCAACCCCTGAAGACCTGGCCTGTAAGATATATGAGATTTTTTGGGAGAGTTTTCCCTGGTATATTGGCAAGGGAGTCACTATCTATTTAGAAGATGTTGTTGCCTTTTCCGGTATCGGGAGAGCGTATCTCAATATCATTCGTATAGAGAAAATTCAGCAAATCAGGGAGACATGGGAAGAAAAAATATTATGTGCAGAAGAAGCAGGAATGGATGCAACAGCATTGAGACACATGCAAGCAGCCGCAAAAGAGGCAGTAAAAGAAACGAAGAAGTATTGGCGTAGGCTTCCGATAAAACTGCTTATACCGGCAAGTATGGGAAATAAGCTTGGTGGTATTGCGGCACTTCGTCCCGTAGCACAGCATCGGCAAATATGGGTTAACCGCCGCCACTCTCAACAAGGTCTTCTAGTGACACAATTTACAAAACATAAAGGCAAACAAACGCATGAGAAAATGCCAATAGAATATAAGAATGATGGGCCGGATACAGTACGAATGGTGTGGCATGTGTTGAAGAAGATACATAAAATTGACGTAGCTGCCTTTAAACCATTTTCTATACCTGGTAGTGGCGACCATGTTGTTGCATCTTCGTAGAGTACGCTATATTTAATATTCCTAAACACGACTCAAGAGTTCATATTTTGATACTGAGATGCTAAACACCCGTTCTTTATCTATACAGTCTATCCCAAAAGTATATCTTTCAAACCATTCCATCCCTGCTAAGAAAGCATACCTTAGTTTACCTGTGAAGGGGCAGTCTATTGGATGAACTCCCCCACCAGCGGCCGCTTCAATGCCATACCAGAAGAATTCAAAAAGGTATTCATAAATAATACGATCCCTAAATTTATCTGGTTGTTCAGCTACTATATCATCAGTGATACAACTAACAAACGTTTTCCACGCCTATGGAGTTTTAAATTTTTCATGTAGCATTTAAGTACCTCCTATCTGCAAGTTTGTGCCTAAAAATTCCCGGAGAAAGCCGCCATAGTTATCTTGACAATTCTCCAGGGCAGCTATATTGATTCGATCCCAAAGCTCACCTGATACTCGAAAACTAACAATCTTTGTCAGTCGTTCACCTTCTGTTTTTAGGGGGCGGCCAGTACCGCCCTTATTGCCTTTTGTCCCTCTAGCTTTTTTATTCCCCTTTGGCATTGTCTCCCCTTCCTTCAGAATGCAAATGTAATTTCAGACCCATCTCCTAAGCTCAGCGGTGGTTGATTTGGGTCTATCCGATTCACCTCAGTTAATATCTTCTGAATGTCAGGTATGAAAATATGTGCTTCTTCAAAATCGATTGAACTGCGCAGCTCATTGACAAGATAGTCTTTCAAATCTTCAATCTCGTCATCAAACCAGACATCAATACCCGTTTCTTCATGAACAGAGGCAGACAGCATTATAAAAAAATTGCGACCTCGGTAAAAATGAAGGACTAAAGCTGATTCTTGAAAGGTTCCGATTGTGCCTAGCAATTCCAAAGATCGGGAATTTTGTAATGCATCTCTCATTACTTGAGGAATATGAATTGTTGCTTCATATCGTTTCATTTTGTTTCCCCGTCAAAAAATTCTTTTGCTTCCCCGTCAAAAAATTCATTTGGGCTTGGTATCAACGTTGATTCAATGGGGATTGCTCTAAATTTTCCAGAATAGCTCTTCAGAATAGATGATTCATCCAGGACTATCCATTGATCCTCCTTCCATGAGAATTCAAAAACCCTTTCTCTGGTTTTGAATTCTTGTCCGTCATAGAACTCATACATAAAATTGGCATCATGTAGGTCATTCGGCTTTTCGTTCAATGCCAATAGCCATTGGTCTGCTATCCATTCAATAGAATCCTCTCGTTCAGCTAACCACTCTTCAGGGTACTGGTTTTCCAGGAATTCGATGATTGACCAGTCTTTATCGTCAAGAATATTTTCAATCTGTTCTTTAGCCTCTAATACTACCGATGAATTTTCAGCCAACCACCAGGCGTACTCAGAGGCTTTTCCGTCTCCGTCAGGGTCAAGAGCCGGAATAGTTACTACAAAATTACTGTCAATCTGCGGGTAATACGTAGCGTCTTTTTGCATCCAGGTTGTTTTGAACTTTCCGTCCTTAAAAACAATAAGGATATAATTCCCGTCACAGTTATCACCATTTTCAATGAGTTCCTTGATCTTACTTTTGTCTAATTTTATTGTTTGCATGATTTGTTCCTTTATTTGAGTTTAAATTTTATCATTCTAACTTCCTGATGTAATCAGTATATGCCTAATATAGTCCTTTATCTGTTTTTTGTCAACAAAAAACAGATAATAATTACAAATGATTAAACTCAAAACCTGAGTCAGTTTGATACCCTGCCCAATACCCACAATGATAATTTTCCCATCTGGTACTTTCTTTATTCCCGCTGAAAGGATTCGTATAAATTCTTCTTGCTTTAAACTTTTTTACTATACCATTTTTTGTAGCATGCATAGATATAGTGATTATAATGCGTCTCTTTAATCTGGAATAATTTCTCCAATTTCGCAGACCTGTATTCGGTCAACTGGGTTCCAGTAAGGTGGGGATACGCGACAGAGCCTCCACCCGTCCGGATATGGCAACCACCGCATCGCCTTCCCGTTTTTAGCTAAGCTCCAATCTTCCGAGGTCTCCTCATAGTCGATTGACACTACCCGACCATAACCATATGCCCGCTTTTTGCCCAGATATTTAATATGCTTTTTTAATATCCGCTTGACTTCTTTTCGGTTTCCGCTTGCATACGCTACTATGCGCGATACGAGCAACAGTGGTACTGGCATATTATATTCTCGGTAGGGACCGTTTTGCAAGTTCGGGCTACCAGAGGTCATTCCGATCCGGGACTGGTCAAATCTTTTGCGCCAAAACCTGAGCGTTTCATGTCCTTCCTGCTTAGGGAAAAGTGCTGACGCATGCCAGACCTTTGAGCCATGTATTGTCGATCGCAAAAGTGGCAGGTGAATATCATCCGGCGTATCGCTTCGCTCAAGATTTTGTCTTGTCGTTTGCATTGGAACGAGTGCCCAGGCAAGCAAGGAATCAAGATGAATCGGCTCATTAGGATCGTAATAGATTCCGCATCCGTCAAGCTGAAAAATGATTTTAAAGTTCATGCTCGGCTTTCTCCTCGAATTCTTCCCAAGATTTTGAAAATTCATGATTGCAGAATGCCTCCTTTAAACCGGTAATCTGTTTTAATCTTACCACTTCTTCTAATTCCATTCCTAGGTGGTGACATATTTTTTTATCATCCCACCCCTTCTTTGTCAGGCTAAAAACAACCTCACTCATGCTCCGTATCCCATGAACACCCCGTGCCCTGTTATGCCTTATTGTAGAGGCTATTCGATGTTCAAGCGGTTTATCAATGACAACAACAGGAACTTCCGGTAACTGAAAATATTCCTTCGCACATCTATACCGATGAAAACCATCAACAATGATATATTTTTTTTCTTTCTTATCGTAATAGGTGACAATAGGCTGAGTAAAACCATCTTCAAGAATTGAAAGCTTTAAAAGCTTCATCTCTGGAGGAGCTACCGTATTAGGATTGTAGTCATTCGCAATAACATCCTCTATTGGAACCATTTTAGGACTTAACACAGGCATATCTATTTTAATTAACGGCATCTAATTTCTCCTTTAAGTGCCTCATATCTTTCGTATGTGTTTGGATACCCAGGAATTTTCCCCATTTTTCACGCAAGATAATTATTTCTTCAAAATCCGGTATGGTAAGACCATATGATAATGATTTACATGCGTAATCATTTTTTTCCAAACATCTCGCAATCCTTTTCCAGTGTATCCACTTTCCCGTTTCCACAAAATTCTCTTTAATGTGTTTAAGAGAAAGTTCATCCGGAATATTTTTTATTTCGATATCGTGATTCCTTCTATAGAACTCAAAAAAGATTTTTATTTTTCGCCTGTAGTGTTCCATTAATTCTTTGGAATACAGCCCGATTGTCTCTAATAAAAAAACGGCATACTGTTGCCATGTTAAATGCCCAGGTTTCTCCGTTCCATTATGGCCTAATAATGTGCTCTTACAATAAATATTCCCGAAGTTGGCCCCTGAAACTCGATTGACAATTTTCGACCACGTTTCAGGTTCCAACCGTGCCCACTGATTTAAGGAAATTCTTTGATCTGCTCCGTAAGGTTGACAGATGCGCTGTTCGTGTATGGATACTCCATTTTTATACATCATTTCGTACACGTCGTTGAAGAGTAATTCAAATTTCGACACTGCTCCCCATATATCTTCAGTGCGCCAGTCATAAACCGGATAAAAATTAAAAACATCAGGTCTTACTTCCGTGCTCCACTTTTTATCCTTGTATAATTTTTTGCCGAATGCGATAGCTCGGAATCTATTCAAACTTTCATCCGATCTAATAGCTACCAAACACGCAACCTTCTTTTGCTGATGTTTTTGCATCAGCCAATAGGGGAATTTAAACATGAACTGCTCAACTTCTTCACCCCTTGTAAACAAATTACCAAAAGGATGATTAGAAATATTAAGAGAATCTTCCGGAAGATCTCTTACCCATTTATTTTTTTTATCGGGGTCCCAGGGTTGCCAGTGTGGTTGAAAAATAGAACTGGCATTATGCGAATTGAATGGTAATGCTAAATGATAAAAAGTTCGTATTTGTGATAACTTTTTTAATTCATAGATATGCTTCATCGTTACTTGATATTGAGCCTCATAATCGACATAAAAAACATCGAATATCCTCTTTCTTTCTTTTGCAACTTGATTCCCTAGTTGAACCATCACTGAGCTATCTTTACCACCTGAAACACTTAAATATACAAGCTCAAATTCATCAAATACATAGTGTATTCTTTTAAAGAATGCCTGTAGCACATTTTCATCCTTGTAGATCTTAGGCATAACTGCATACCTCTGGAAATTGTTTACGTAAAGACTGAAACAGTATTGGATAATAATACCGTAACCATACAAAATACCCTTTTTTAATCATTGATGGGTCGCAGTACCATGACACACGAATATCTTCAGGGGACTGAACAAATCGAGTTTTGGAATATGCCGGGTGCAAAAGGCACTCCAAGCCCCGCGAAACAATAAAAGCGAACACATCTTGTGCTGTCCAATCAGCCAAAGGAAAAGCCTCATGAATGTGTTTTGTCTTTGCATAAAAGTACTTTCCACGTTTCAGGAGAAGTATCTTGCGTGGACGACTCTCCTGCTTTCGTAACCCGATAAACGCTACATCCCTTTTATGTTTCTGAGCCCATACCATAATAGGATTCATCATAGCGGGCGTCCAAGCATAGTCTTTGTTCGCCCCTTCTGCAAACACGCCTTTCTTTTTATATATTTTCAACACATCAACTGGACTTATCACTATATGAATAGTAATTTTGAAATATTGTTCAGCCTTTTTCATAATATCATGGGATTCCGGTAGTTCAACTCCTGAGTCATGATACATTGTACACATGTCAGGAAAGACTTTTTGACAAAGAGATAACATCACAAGACTATCCTTGCCAGTACTGTATGAGCAATAAGGATTGTGATGATTTTCAAGGACACTTTTTAGAAAAATTGCTGTCTTTTCGACGAGAGAGTTAAATGCCTGACTTCTTGCATGGAGTCTGTAATAGACTTCATCCTCTTTTTTCATCTTTCAACTCCTTTTGACTAGGCAGTAGATATATCAAGAACGCATACAGCGATGATAGATATTTCCCGCGTGCCCATGTCTCAAACAGCATCCACGTCTTGAGTCCGATCTTGTCAATGATATATGGAGGACAAATCAATGATTCTAAGACTCTGCGACCTATACCGAATCGCAAAGCAATATCTAAAACATGCCACCATTCCCTGACTTTCTCCATGTCAGAACAATTGACTTGCCGCATGTCGAAAAGCCAGATTCGAGAGTTCCCAGTGTTGACTTTCGCCCGCAATGCCCCATGCTTTTTGTAGCTAGTCGTAGCATAGGCAGTCCATGTATCCGGCGTTATCTCCTGAAATACTTTTTCTCGGACACCCTGCCGTGTCAGCCGCTCAAACGTGTTTCCATCACACCACCAGGAATTCATCCGCTCCCATTTGAATTTCAGGGCGTAATAGGCGTCTACGCTGACCATCTCACTTTCAGGCCGTGCGAGTAAATCAAGATTTGTGAATGATTTTCCTAAGAGCTTTTTGCGCGAGATACATGCTCCCTGTTCCCCGGTAATCGCACAGATACTTTCTTGTGGCTCGCAGGGCAAGACAGGACGATCTTCATGCTTAGTTATTGACTGAGAAATTAAACTTACCGGATGCATTATATTAAGTCTCCTTGTGTCGTAATCGCGCCGATCTCTTCCAAGTAGGAGCGTATCGCCATATGATTTTTTTCAAGGCAGTCAGTATAGTTTTCTGAGTCAGGCAGATTCTCAATCTCTATCCGTACCTGCCCTAATCCTCTCCGATTCTCCGCTCCGATATATCCGACGTCTCGCAAGAGTGCTAACCCCTTGCCGAGACAGGCCCGCTCAATGTCGGTGGCATGGTCGCTGATGTCTACTCCACCGACTAATACTGTTCCGGCTTTTAGACATTCAGTATTGACGATCATACTGGCATTTTCACCTTCAGCGTAATTTTCATAGTCTTCTCTACGAGTGAGATATGTCCACTCGAAAAGATTCCCGACCGGGATCACACCGATACCCCACTCTTTGCATTGCGGACGAAAATCACACACGTTCACACGCCCGCTTAAGATTCGATTTCCCAACGCAGTGCCGAGTACGGATAAAGGCGGAATCATAGTGCGAAGTTCATACATACCCTCAGAGCGCATCGCTCCGCTGCTGCCAAGTTTCTTTGACAACACTTTAGCCTGGGCGCTATTCTCTTCCAATGCGCCCCCAGCATACAGGGCATGGAAAAACCACAAATTGCAAGGTGGATCGTCTTTGCGAGGCATGAGACCCATTGACGACAGGAAATGATCAGCTAACAAATCCCGCATCTGCCCACGAATCGCGTTACCTGCATAAAATGGCAGTGAGAGTATTTGTTCTGTCGTACTCAACACTTGCATCCGCCGAAAGATCGTAGCATTTCCGGCTTTAGTATCCGCACCATGCGCCAGGGGTGAAAGGCAGGTGACATGTATCTGAATATCCCAACCAACAGTAGGCAGGGCGGTGCCTTTGTCTTGATTCACTGATACTGAAATCTCGAGGTTAGACAGACAAGCCTCATACTCCTTTGTCTCTTTTTGCATAATAACCATAGCTGCTATTCGTGGATAGTCCCTCAGCCAATCCAGAACGGCTGAAGCATCCAGGGCGTTCACACATTGCATAAACGCAGCAATTTTCGAGCTGCCTATGTATTCCATTTTTGTATCAAGCAGCGCTGCCAGGCGTTCAACCGTCGCCAGGAGTGTCGGCTGGGTAGTGGCCTGGATAATACGGTCGGCTAAAAAATCCACGAACCCACGCCGTACTTTTATATCTGATGCACGGGAAACTGCCCGTATAATATCTAATGTGCTTTTCAGTGTTTGTTGCATAAGACCATCCATAAATGAGCGTCACGTCTTTTAGCGTCCACTCATTTTTAAGTTGTTTGTTAGAACTATAGAGAGTCAGAAATTAAATTACACTTTTTCACGATGAAATAGTTATCATATCGAGCTTTCTGAGAATTGGAAAATGTAATTATTTTTCTGAACGTCTATATATAGTTAACCTCTTGTCAAAGCGTCAATAAACATGATCGCGATGCCAAGAACCATCACAATAAGACACACGACCACAAGACCTACCATTTCTGCTCCTCTTGTGTAGACATAATACAGTTGATATGCTCTGCATGAGAACATGTTTCACTTCAGATGATACAATCCTGGGTTCCGTCTGCGGATAGTATCACTAAATCAGCTTCAGTACTCAGACATCCTCCATCAATTTTCTGCCATCGACATGAGAGACATATTTCAGCTTCTCCTCTTTGCACAAGCGAAGAAACCGACATAAGCGTATTGAGAACCTTTTGTAGTGTCATTTTTGCTCCTCCAATTCATCTTGCAATATATGTACTGCTTCCTGACAAAGCTCCTTACTGAATAATCCAAAGTGGCAAAGGTCGATTGATAATCGCAATCGCCCGGCTAACCATGCGTAAGTCTCTTGTGTGGTCATGCCATAATGCTGTTTCACTGCATTAAATTTTTGATGCCCTAGTTTACGCTGTGTCCTTAATGGCTTATCTGCCTGAACGCCTATAGGCATTCCATCAAAGAGGCATTGTGTGATATCACATTGAGGATAACCGCTGCACCGTAAGTACTCTCTATATTGTCCAAAATGAACGACAAGCGATTGTCCGCATTGAACGCAAATAATTTGTTTCATGTTCTTTCCTCACTCCTTATATTTTATCAATTTTTTGAGTAATACCACACCTTCCTCACCGTAATGTTCTTGGAGGAAGGCATGCATGGATTAATGCTTCGAGACATGCAAAAACTCATCATTGAATTTCCCTACATTGAATCCGCTAAGGTTATCGAACCAAAATACTGATAAATGAACATGAAACATTGAGAAAAACGGATTATAGCACTGCTTATAGAGGTTTAAATTGTCCCATATAATGCTTCGCGCAGAGTTTTTGGGAAATGGATTATTTATCATCAGTGTCTCCTTTGTTTAAAATAACATGCCTTGTTCTTGTTTTGCAGCTTCAAGAACTGCCTTCTTCAGGTTTCGACATGCCTGTTGAAAATACGATGTCTTGAGTTCAATGCCTATGCCTTTTCGCTTATTTTTGACCGCTACGAATATTTCAGAGCCAATACCCATGAATGGACTCAACACGACCTCGCCTGGGTTGGACCACAGGGCAACCGCACGTTCAATGATGTCAAGCTGCAAAGGATGCACATGTTGCTCATCCTCAGGCTCTTTACTTGCTTTATATGGCAAGACTTCTTTAGGACGAACATCATTCCAATCTGACGAGGCGTATTGCTGCCATATCCAATGACTAAATTTATTCTTTGTCTGGTCTCCCATATAGCCTCTATATTTTACTGCATCAGGCGGCATAGGAGTACACCCGGCGTACGAAAGGAACCCATCCGTATGGGTAACGGGGACGATGCTCTTTCCTTTTTTGCGAAATTGTAAAAGATAGTCCGCACCTGCGATATTTGAATCAAGGGAATCTTCGACAATAGTCTTATGCGCCAATCCTTTAGACATAGTTCGGTTCCTTATACGCAGAGGTTCTTTCCATATATTGCGCCGCGTCCAGTACTTAAAACCTACCTTCTTGTGCGCCTGAATAATATCACCTGGAAAATCAATCAAACCTCCGATACGGGCGCCTTGGGCAGGAATATCCATACAATGAACGGTTGTGACCCTGCCTGCCTTCGTCACCCTGGAAATATGCTCTAAAAGAAACATATAGTGTTCAAAAAATTCTGTATAGCCGTTATTAGACATATCTCTAGGGTCTGAACTGTAATTATAGAGACCGCAGAATGGCGGAGAATACACGGATAGATCAACTGATTCATCCGGTAATGTTTCAAGGACTTCGATACAGTCGCCATTATAAATGGCGTATTCTTCTTCTATGACCTGTTCTTTTACAGCCATGATGGAATGACCTCCTCTTGTGTGTACATATTTGTATGATGAATATTCAGTTCATGTTTCATCATTGTCGTCAACATCGTAAACATTTTATCTGCTGCTACCGATTTTCGTTGTAGATTATTTAATACTCTTTTCTGACCTTCGGTTGAAATGACATCAACCGTTACAGATCTTTTCTGCCCAAATCGCCACATCCTACGAACCCCCTGATAGAATTGTTCATAAGAATGTGAAGGGAAAAACGTCATGTGAGCACAATGCTGCCAATTTAGCCCAAAACCTGCAATAGTCGGCTTGCTTATCATAACACGCAATTCACCTTTTATAAAGGCTTTAAATGCTTCTTCTTTTTTCTCTTCAGGATCGGCCCCTTCTACATTGATAGAACCCTGAATAAGTTTTTCTAATCTATGGCCCTCTTCTATTAAATAGCACCATGCCACAGCATGTCTATCATGAGCATTTATGAGTTCAGCAGCTTTTTCACACCGCTGAACTATTGTCCTTTTGAGCTCGTTCCGTTGTTCTTGTTGGCCGACAGCAGGAACTTCAAATAAGAATCCATCCGGCAGCGCGCTCGCTTTCACTATGTGCTGCTGACGGATTAATTCCGGCAGGACAAAACCGTCATCATCGAACCCCATATCAGACGGCTTTCTTATCGCTCTTGCCCAGGAACATACCCATCGCCAAAAATTCTCTTCCGCATGTCCACGAAAACGATACATGCCCGCCTTCAGTTCATCTCTTCGACTTCTCCCCTTTTTTGTCTTTTTGAAAAACTTTGCGAGCATATCGGTAAATCCCAAGTACCCAAGAGCCTCGGAAGATGTACCGATCTCCGGCCAATCATTGGGAGCGGCTGTAGCTGTGCAGAGAAACCGGTAAGGATGTTTTTTCATAAAATCCGTGATAACTTTTCTGTACTCTCCATCGTAATTTTTTAAGATCGAACTTTCGTCACAAATTGTGCAGATAAAATCCTGTGAATTAAAATAGTGCAGTCGCTCATAATTGGTCACAACAATCTTATCAGATGAATTGATACCTGTCCGACGACGAGTAACCTCTACGCCTAATTTTTCCCCCTCCAGTACCGTTTGAAAGGATACTGCCAAAGGCGTGAGGATAAGCACTCGTTTATTGGTACGTCTGACAATGTTCTCAGCGATTGTCAGGTATTGGAATGTCTTCCCCATTCCGCAATCTTCAAAAAGCGCAGCCCGTCCTTTTTGACATGCCCACTCTATAAGAAACTTCTGAAAATCGAATAATATATCCGGTATCCAGGTAGGAGTAAAACCAAAATTTTCGGTCAAATGTATTTTATGTTCAATAAACTGTTGATATTGTTGATATTGAGATTCCTTATTCACGACTCTTCTCCTCCTCCACATAAAAGACTTTAGAATTTACAAATCTAAACCCCTCAGATACTCTCTGCGCGACGAATACAAAGACACCCACAGAGCAGACCATTCAGTCTAAAAATACCCCTTCAGAACCCCTCAGATGCTTTTTCCTGTGTCGGTTTCAATTGCTACGATAGATAGCCTTTTAACGCATTCCGGTATCGGCATATTCCGCAGCTCTGTTTGCCTACCGATAAATGACGCCTCGCTTCAACAGCCCCAAAAACATGGCCATTCTGATGCTAACATTGCAAGATAATTTTAACCTGTGTCTTTAGGGTCTGCTACAATGCTTTATTCGGCATCCAATAAGCCACGCATAATCAAAAACCGCTGACTTTCAAACCCAGGCAAATCCCGCGTTTCTTCATAAAATTTTACGGTGAAATTAAATTTTTCAAGTTTATGCTTGTGAATTATCGACCTAATAGCAGACATCAACATCTGTTGCTTAAACCGAACAATATCTTCATTCATTTCAGTAAGTAGTACTTGTTGCGCTCCAAACTTTTCAGGTGGAGTATCAAAATCAAGAACACCAGTCCCCTCACATTTAGAACATATTACTCGCATAATGTATTACTTCCATAGATAACATTGAATTCAGCCGAGATGAAACTTCAGGTCAGTTTAAACGATTTGTTAGCACGATTACCACTGGTTATAAAACCGAATATATTTCACGTCTTTTGGTAACTTCCCAAGGTCAACCTGGAATCCTTGAGACATATCACCAGTCCATTCTTCAATAGCATCCTTGATGTCAATTTCAACACCTTTCGGATCTGATTCAGAATCACCAAAAAACCTTGACACTTCTGTTGGTAAATCAACACCTGCCTTAATGCAAGCATCAGAAACAGTTTTCATTTTTTTAAAGGTTTCATCAGGTGGTCTAAACGCAACAATGTATGAATTCATTTTCTTCCTCCCAAGTAGTGTTAATACCCAGCTTTATACACCTTGATCGCTGCCGGGATGTTTCAATTAATTCTAAGCTTGCCATACAGTCAAAGTAGCCGCGCAAGCTAATTGTTTTGTGGCTACCCTAATGAGTCAACGATAGTTGCGATACTACCGCTTGTTGTTTCTGCAATAGTTTCTCCGCGTGCCCCTTTCCTTAAATGCCTTTCCAGTTGAGGATATTGCTTATGCAGTATATCATGATCTATATCAATCCATTGAAGAGTCGGACGTTGTAACATTAAAATAAGAGCTAGTTCATACGCTGTAATATCTTCATCAGGCTCTAAATAAAAAACATAATCTCTCATTGATTTCTCCTATTTCAACACCCGTATCTTTTCCACTCCGAAAACTCAGGAGATATTTCGACCTCCGCCGTCCATGCTGACATCAATCTTCCAAACCATGATTGAAATTCATCTCCATGTGTTTCATCCATGACATGAGCTAACTCATGCAATAGTGTGCCGACATTCTGACCTCTACGGCCATACAATTCTATCCAGTTTAATTCATGATCATAACTGCTAAGACAACTTTCTTTCCTCGGTTCTAACGTAATTTTTAATTTTCTAACTGAATCCGTCCATCCACAATTTTTACAATCTTGGATAACAGCATTGGCAACTTTCAACGCGAATTGTGATGATTTAATAGGAATACTCATTGCAGAAAACCAATGAAACTTAAACCAATATTTTTCACCAACGCCGGGTTGATATATGTAGGCTACCAAAAACTGTTTCACTTTATTTTCTCCTCGTTTACTGTTCCTAAAGAAGCTGAAGACTTCAAAGACATGTTGTTATGATGCGAATACTCCATTTCTTCTCTCACTGCGAGTTCTACATTGAGAGCCCATATTTCAGATTGATAAAAATTTTCTATTGTATTTCGTAAATTTTGAAGCAACAATGGATTTGAAATACCAGCATGATTCAAACGATCAATATTTTGATTTTTTGCTTGAATTACTGCCTGCCTATCTTGTTCTACATCTGATGATTCTCTCATTAAGTTATCTCTACTCCTTTACTATTCCTCTTACCAAATGTTTCTATCCAATACAGTAACACGTCGCGGGCGTCATTCTCTGTAAGCCCACATGCTGGTCTCAATCAACGCGCCCGTGAAGGGCGCGTCGCGTCGCTAAAATTCAATATCGGTTCTATCATTTCTTCAGATAGCTATTGTGCAGATTTCTCCTGGGCGATTTTTTTAGCCGTTTGTTCTGCTTCTTTATGTTGCATTGCCTCTTGCCATACACCTAATCTATCACAGTATGACAGTAAGATTTTCTTAACACACTTTCTCTTTTTCTTACTTCTCATGGCAAAAGAAAGTTGATAAATAATTCCAAGAATTCTTTGCAGGCCGTCATCCATTTCTTCATGAGCGTCCAAAAAATCTGGATGCGTATCGAATAATTGCCATGAAATTTTACGACAGACATCGCCTGATAAATACGTGTATATCATTGAAACTTGCAGGCATCGTTCCGCTTCTGAATCTGTCGCCCCGACATAGTCATACTTTTTCATAATACGCTCAATGTCACATATAGCCTGTTTCAACCCTGCTTTGGATATTGAGCGTAACAGGCACCCATTTACAGCAATAACTTTTCCTTTAAAACATGTCATTTGAGTTAGTCTCATATTTCCCCTCAAATACAGAAACTTCAATATTTTTTACAATATGTTTTCCGCCTTCAATTTCTAATTCTGTTCCTATTCTAAAAGTCATTTATATTCTCCTTTGTTAATGCTGCTAATCTGCATGATACAACATGCAAGGCTTCCCCTTCCTGCGTTACATGTTTCCAGGATTTACCCGTTCCCCTGCATTTCTGAGTCAAAAAACACGGAGTATCAAACGAGGGGTGTTTATTGACATATTTTCTGCATATCGGGCATTCTCTTATGATGATGATGTTCATAACCACATGAATTAACCGAACAGGTCCTTTTCATCCTTCATAGCCTGTTCATCAAGTTGTTTTACTTCCTCTGCTGTCCATGCTGTTTTTCGGTCATTTTCTACATATGTCAGCCCGAAAAACTTAACCTCATACCTGCTAATACGTAAATCGCGGGCTGTGCGTTCATTGATTCTAATACGCCCGCACTGTTCTAATATATGTAACACGTCACGACAGTCAGCGTCAATGATTTCCCCTGTGTTGAGTTGAAATCCGTACACTAGTTGACCCCTGCAACATGCGCATTGTGCTAACGGGTCTGTCTGCGCCCCCTCAAAACGTCGTGTAATGTATTTCATGTTATCTCCTGCCTCCTGCTATCATGCTTAGAATGGATAATATTGAATAGCGAGTCTGCCCTGAAATTCTGTATACTGTTCATGAATAATGTTCATCTGAGAATGACCGGTTTTTTTCTCTATTCGTTTCAAGAACTCAATCACAGCGTCCGTATCCTCCGATTTGAACGTGTATGTCACAACAAATTGTCCTTCAAGAAACTCAATCTCTTCAACTATCCAATGTACCTGACGACATTCCGTCTCTACTGTTAATACAAACTGGTCGAGGTAACTGTCATAGCCTTCGAGCACGCGCGGCATTGCTGCTGCCTGACTCTTAAAGTACCGCTCTAAACTTTCCGGTGTGTTCAATAGAATTGCCGGATCAAAATTCTGTACCATGTTACCCTCTATGTTTTTTTATGAAAAAAAGAACCCCAATTCTCTTCTCTCATATCTAGTGATTACTAATTTACACCCTTGCTTCTTTTACGCCACTTCCATTGATAACCACTGGATATTGGTCAGCATAACCATTCCGCATGTATCCTTCTGGATTACATACGGGGCACATCTTTGCGGCGTTCTTTATGCCTTTTAATCGTTTTTCAAGCTCATAACCGTTATCATCTTTATCAAGTTCCCATACTCTGACAACTCTATACCAAATGCCTTGATCACCAACTGCTCTTAAAAGATGGGACCCGGGAATTCTTTTTTTCCCGGTTTCTTTGTCCGTCCATGTAGTCAAACAGAGATGTTTTACCAGGCGGTCAATTAGACCGTTCTCTGTGGTGCCTATGTAATGTTTGGCACTCTGTTTCTTCGTCCCGATCTTTGTCTCAAAACAAATTTCGTATACTACATGGTGACGATCCGCCAGGTCTCCGGCAACGACTTCGGCGACTTCTTTCCATGTTAGGACTCGGTTCTTTATTAATTTACGAGCCTGATTCATATTTTCATTAATTAATGCTGTATTCTGTCTCTTCTCCATGGTTTCCCTCTGTGTTTTTTGAAAAAAAAGAAAAGCTCCCCAACTTCTCTTTTTTCTATCAATAGTCTACATGATAATTTTATCTATTATTTGCGTAGTTACGCCGGTACGTGTTACGATTTTTGTTGTGATGAATAGAAAAGGCAGCGTGTCAGGTTTATCGAAGAAATCTTCAGGAAGCATGTTTGTAACTCGGAGGCTGAATATTCCATATACCCGGTTTAACGCGGATTTCTGGAATGCCTTGACAACCGCGCCTATTTTTTGCGGGGTTGTCGCTGACAGGGCATTCATTAACGCGAATTTTGTTTGCTGCTGTGCTTTTGCCGTGCAAAGCTTCAATTCTTCAACATTGTCCATATTGACCAGTATAGTTATTGGGTGTATACGCTTTGCTATACGGCTTGCTACGAATAACGCATTTTTTATATTCTTTTTATAATGCCGTTTATGACTTTCTTTAATTCTATCTTTCATCTTTTTTCTCCCTCTGTTACTTAATGAATGATTCTCTATAATCTATAATTAAGTATAAGTTGTAAGTATTATTTTGTCAAGTTATTTTTAAAAATAATTAAAAATAACCGAAAATAATTAAATAAATTATATCTATATCGCGTTTATTTTTCACTATTTTCCTTCTCACCCCTATATCGAATCTTGCCGGTTTGAGTAATTATGAAAAAAATAATGTACGCATTGAGACTCACGTCATATCCACCGATAGTCTCCGTTGTTTCAGGCCGAAAAACTACTCCTGTCTCCATATAACCGGCATGATAGGCATTAATCAACTGTCTCGCCTCTACCTTTCGCTCTTTAGCGTTTATTGGTTCTAATGCCTGTCGGAACATCTTTGCTCCGTAACGTATCGTCATAATGTCGATAACTAATGTTTCTTTGTCCACATTATGACTAGTTACGTAAATTTCCTCCAAAGATGCTTTTGACATCCGCTTATATGCCTTATACGCCTGACGGATAGTTTCTCTTTCTCTCTGTTTCATATACATACGTTACCTTCTTAAAAAGCGTGTCCAGGGGCTTCCTCTTGCCCCTGGACACGCTCTCATTACAACGCAGTGATTTTATCTATAATCACGCACAGCTTCTGCCCATCCTTGTCATCGAAAACCGCTGATAAATCTGCTTCTAACTCATAAAGCCGTTTAATTTGGCTTCTGGCTTCTTTTATAATCTCCAATACTCGCTCAATTATTACTCCGTGTGTCAGTGATTGAGCGATCTCTAACATGATGGTATTGGCGCGTATGTTTTCTGAGCGTGTATTCGTGCTTGTCAGATATACTTCAAACCCACCCAGAAATTCAATGCATAAAATTCTATCCAGGTCAGCATCCGTGCTGATAAGCAGCGTTGGGCTTCCAGGAGACATAGGTTGAATTCTAATGCTATTTGTGTTACCTTCCCACTGAATGTCTACAGCGCTGAGAACGTTTTCCAGCAACTGTATATTGTCGGAAAACAGTTGTCTAACTTCTAACGCGACATACTGTTTTGCAATTGCCATTAACCGCTGATTCTGCTCTTTCACAACATTCTGGGCAGCACGATATTTTGCGTTGAAATCAGTGACCTTCTCCGATTCCTCTTTCTGCGCATTCAACGCTTCCACGTTTTCGTATGAAAATATGTCTGTCATTATTAGTCCGAACTCATCAACGTGTTCCTGGTATTGAGCCTCAACTAACAGCCCTTTCTTTATTAATGGAGCAGCGATATCTTTGCTAATCCGCACCTTCGCCTTCCCTTTAATT